GCGATGCGGATGGCGTTTGAGAACCTGCTCTACCCGCACCGGGATGTGACGAAGTTCTTCTGATACGAAACTCATCGGAAAGTGGAGGAGGTGATGCGCCTTGCGCGGCTACAAGAATTTCGAGAGTGACCCACACCCGGGGGACCTGAAGCATCTGGTGGAGATCGGGTACACCGAGAACACCATCAATGAAAATGGATATCCGGAGCCCATCGAGGTTGTGGTCTGCAAGGTGTGGGCCGCCGCTACAGACGCCGGCAACCAGCACTTCCGGGCTGCCGACACCCTCAACGCCGAGGCGGTCATCAACTTCACCATTCGGTTCCGCGAAGATATCCAGCCGGGCATGTGGGTGAAGTTCCGGGGCGAGAAGTGGATCATCTCCACGTTGGGCGAGTATGAGTTCAAACGCCGGTATCTGGGCCTCAAGGCGTTCATTGTGAAGGGGGTCAGCTGATGAAGCAGGTGCAGCAGGCCCTCTCCGGTCTGGATCTCCCCGTGTACGCGGGCATCTGGCGGCCCACCGCTTCCGGGCAGAACCCACCCGCGCAGTATGCCGTGTACGCCACCACCACGACGGAGGACACACACCTGGATGACGCCGTCGTCTTCCTCAAAACCTTCGTGTACCTGAACCTCTGGAGTGACGGGGATCCCACCGACACCGCCACGCGGATTCGAAGCGCTATGTATGCCGCAGGGTTCATCATGGTCGAGGAGACGGATATGGGGTACAATCAGCCCGCCTACGACAGCGCCACCCGGCAGTACAACCTGCACTGGACCTGGTGTCTGCGCACTCGTGCGAGTACAGAGGACGGTGATGATCTTTGAGCATGAAGCTCGATGGAGCTGATGGACTGATAGAAGATTTCGCCGCCATGGCCGCGCGGCTCGACGAGGATGGCCCCACCTGCGACGGCATCCTGGAGGCGGCCGCCGCCCCCATCCACCAGCAGATGAAAGCTAATGCGTCGTCCGACCCCAAGATCATCACCGGGGCGCTGTTTCGGTCCATCAAGGTCGGGCGCGCCAAACGGCGCAAGATAGGCCGGAGCATCACCATCGGTGTGCACCACTCCGCAGAAGGCGCGTACTACGCAAACGCCGTGGAGTGGGGGCACGGCGGTCCGGCCCCGGCTCCGGCGCACCCCTTCGTTCGACCCGCCTACGACGCAAAGGCCGATGAGTCCTACGACATTATCCGGGCCGGGCTTCGTGATGCCGTCAGCAGAAATCAGTTATAACAGGAGGTAATCCCTATGCCCAATACCGCTTCCCCCGCCGTGGCCAGCACGGTAGGCCTTAAGAATGTCGTCATCGCGCCGGTCGTTTCTGATACCGATGCAGGCGTTTCCTATGGCACATTGCAGGATTTCGCAGGCGCCATCGATGCACAGATCTCACCGGAAAACGCCGACCCTGAGGTGCAATTTGCGGATGATGTGGAATTCGCGGTCGTGTACCCGGACCCCGAAGTCAAACTCGCGATGGAGATGGCAGACATCCCGCTGCTCATCCAGGAGATGATCCTGAACAACATCATCGACGACAACGGCGTCTTGATCCGCGCCGCCGGCGATACCCCCGGCTACTTCGCACTGGGGTTCAAGAGTGAGAAAGCGGACGGAACCTACCGCTTCGTGTGGCTCTTCAAAGGCCGCGCCGCGCCCATGACCGAGCAGTACCATACGAAGGAAGGGACCACGCTGACGCGTCAGACTGGCAAGCTGGAGTTTACGTTCATCAAGCGCACGTTTGACAGGCGCTATCAGGCGATTGCGGACGAGGGGCAGAACGGGTTCACAGCCGAAAAGGCTGCTACATTCCTAACCAGCGTCTACACGCCGGTGATCACTTCCGGAACCTAAATTCAATAGAAGGGAGCGCCCATCATGATCACCTGCACCCTGGGTGAAAAACGGTATTCTGTGGACTTCATCTCCGGGCGTGCGCTTAGGGAGATGGGCCCGGCCTGGGACATGTACGCCCAACTCTCCGCGGTTGCGGCGGACGCCGTGGCGGGAAAGACCGCCAAGCAAGCGAAGGACGGTGGTGATCAGCCCTCCATGACGGCGGCGCTCGACGTTCTGGTGAAGTGGTTCTGCCTGGTGTTCGGCAACCAGTTCAGCCCGGATGATGTCTACGACCATTACCCCGTGGATCGGCTCATGCACGACGTCGTGCTGGCGCTGCTGGCGGTACAAACCCAGACCACGGAAGTCCTCGGCGAGTTCCCTACGCCGGCAGCGCAGGGGGAAACGGCGTCCTGACGCTGCCGGACTACATCTACGCCACCTACAATGAACTCCTGGGCGCGGGCTGGCGAATGAACGACATTGACAATATGGATATGCTGGGCTTCTTTCAGGTGCGGGCGTGGGACGCTAACCGCATGAAAGCAGCCAAAGCGCCCAAACACCGCTACATTGACGAGGTGTGGCCCAGTCATGCGGGGGAATCTTTCGTGGCAGCCCACTATTGAATGATGCGTGGTAGGCCCTGCGCTTGCTCAATCCAGTCCATGATTTCCGCTTCGCTTGGCAAGGGACAGGCTTCGGACTTGACTTCCTGGGTCTCCATCATTCTCTTGCGCAGTTTGGCAGCATTGCGGCGCGATAGATCCGATACTGTCTCTACGCCAGCCGCCCGAAGAAGGTTTGCGTATTCAGGCTCGACACCGTCTATCCGGAGCAGATCCGCCTGATGGACCCACTCCAAGATCGTCGTCCTCGGTATTCCAGTTCTCTTAGCCAGCAGAACCCGCGCCTTGGCCCGTATGCAGTTTGCCAGTAGCACCGAAAGGGAAGAGATGCCGGCAGCCTGTAGCTTCTCGATGCAATCCGCGTCAACACCCTGAAATCTGGCCAAAGTTTTCACGCTAGGTGCCCCCTTTCACATCAAAAACGGCTGGAGACCCTGAGAATATTTTACATCATCATAACACTCAATGTCAAGGCCATCGCCACATCGCTTTGGCGATGTTTCTATTTGTAGCAGGAGGATTTCAATGAGCGAGACGCTTCGGGATCTGGTTGTTTCGCTTTCCCTGAGCACAGAGAACTTCACGCGGAACATCAAGACCGTCAATAAGCAGATCGCCGAAGCGGAGAGCAAATTTAAGCTGGCGGCCGCCGGAGTCGAGGGCTTTGAGAAGTCGGCCAGCGTGCTGGGCTCCCAGATCGGCGCGCTCCGACAGAAGCTGACCAGTCAGCGCCAGGCGGTCGAACAGTATCAGCGCGCGCTGTCCGCGGCAGATGCAAAGCTTCAGTCCTCTGTGGCCAACCACGGCAAGTTCAGCGCCTCACTGGAATCTGCCCGCACAAAGCAGGCTGCGCTGAAGGGTGAAGTGGAAAAGGCAGCCCGTCAGGTGGAATCGTACCGAGCCACACTCGGCGCGTCCGATTCCGCGACCATCGCCGCGGAGTCCAACCTCGAATCACTGACCGCGGAGTATGCCAGTGTATCCCAGGAGGTCACCAAGCTCGAAGGGCAGGTCGTGGCGACCGGCAAGGTCATGCAGAAGGCCGCGGACGACTACACCCAGGCCCGCACGAACCTGAACAACGCCACCGCTGCCGTTCGGGATACGAATGCTGAAATCGGGAAGCTCACGAAACAGCTCGCCGCCGCGAAGTCCGCGCTGCGCGCCGCGGGCGACGACCTGACCACGTTTGGCAAGCGCGCGACGGCGGCGGGCAAGGCGCTCACGCCCGTGGGCCGCGACCTGATGCGCTATGTGACGACGCCCCTCGCCGGGCTCGGCGCCTTCGCCATCAAGTCCGCCATCGATTTCGAGGACGCGTTTGCCGGGGTCCGGAAAACAGTCTCCATGACGAAGGACGAATACGCTGCGCTCGACGCCTCGATGAAGCGGATGACGCTGGTGAAGCCCGCCGACTATGAGACCATTGCGGCCGTGACGGAAGCGGCCGGACAGTTGGGCGTCGCCAATCATGCCATTGAAGGGTTCACCTCCGTCATGACGGACTTGGGCGCAGTGTCCACCGACCTCTCCGCCGAGGAAGCCGCGACGAACCTGGCCAAGCTGGCCAACATCATGGGCGTGACCGGGGACAAGCAGACCA